TGCTCAAGGTGAAGTAAGGGGATTGCACACCGTATCAGGTGGTCAATACATGATCGCAGTTTGTGGAGCTAGTGTTTACAGTTTAGACACGAGTGGCGCTACAACAACCATTGGTCAACTAACAACTACCACAGGTCGTGTTGGCATCTCTGACAACGGTTTACAGGTAATGATTACCGATGGGACTAACCGTTATTCTTACTACATATCAACAACATTAACAGGTAGTTTTAATGGAATTATTTCAGGAAACCAAGTCAATGTGGTTTCAATCGTTTCTGGCAAGTTGCAAGTGGGCCAAGCAATTACAGGCTCAGGCGTGCCATCAAATACCATCATTACAGGTTCACCCAATACAACTAATGGCACAGGTGTTTATTCTTTAAACAACTCTGTTAGCAATGGTACGTTGACTGGAATAACCATAAATGCTGCAGGGACTGGTTATACATCACCCCCATCGGTTCAAGTTTCTAGCCCCATCATTGGTCAGATAGCTACTGTCACTTGGAACTCGGTCACAGTTGTATCTTCAACTTTGGGGTCTGGGGGCACAGGATACACGGTAGGTGACGTTTTAACGGGGTTTGGGGGCACATATACAACTGCTTGCCAAATCAAGGTTTTAACCGTTTCTGGTGGCGTTATCGCTACCTACCAAGTTATCACAAATGGTGTTTATCAAGCAGCGCCAACTAGCCCTGTAACTTTCCTTGGTGGCACAGGTAAGAACGCAACGATTAACTTGGTTTTTGGTCTGAATAATGATTACACCATAACAAACGCAGGTTCTTTCTACACATCAACACCTATTTTGTATGTGTCAGGCACAGGGACAGGCGCATTATTATCTGCTCAGACTAGCCCATTGGGTGCTCAACAAGTATTTAACTTCAACAACTTTACGGTCATTCCAAGCAATGATGGTGCGTTCACAGGCGCAGACGTAGTGGATGTTGTGGATAACTATTTTGTTTACAACAGACCTAACACGCAACAGTTTGCAACGTCTAATCTATTGCAAACCTTGTCTAGCCCTTTGGCTTTCTCAAGTAAAGATGGTTCACCTGATAACCTAGTTTCTCTTATTGTCGACCATCGAGAAGTTTATTTGTTGGGTGAGGTAAGCTCTGAGGTTTGGGTGGATGTGGGTTCTTTTCCATTCCCCTTACAAAGAATCCCAGGCACTAATACTCAACACGGTATCATTGCCAAGTTTTCTATTTCTAGGGTAGGTAATTCGTTTGCTTACCTATCTAGAAACCAACGTGGTCAAGGCCAAATCGTAATGATGAATGGATATGTGCCAACTAGGATCAGTACCCACGCAGTTGAGAATACTTTGGTTAACCAAAAGATTGACGATGCAATTGCTTGGACTTACCAACTAGAAGGCCATGAGTGCTATGTTATTACATTCCCAAGCCTAGATTTGACATGGGTTTATGATGTGACCACTACGATGTGGCATAAATGGCTTTGGGTGGATAACTACAATGTTTACCATAGACATCGTGGAAATTGCTCTGCGGTCTTTAATGGCTATGTGTACGTTGGTGATTGGCAAAATGGAAACATTTACAAGCTAGACCCAAATAACTACACAGACAATGGTCAAGAAGTAAGACGTTTAAGACGAGCACCACATTTGGTGGCAGACTTGCAACGTGAGTATTTTGATGAGTTACAGATTCAGTTTCAACCTGGCGTTGGTTTGAATCCAACTGCGTCTACAACCACAACGTCTGCGGTAGCAGGGATTGCGATTGCCGGTCTAGCAGTCTCAGGCAATACTGGTGTTTCTACATCTAATACGTCTGGCGTCAATCCTCAAGCTATGCTTAGATGGTCAAATGACGGTGGCTCTACTTGGTCAAATGAACATTGGGTTTCCATTGGCAAACAAGGCAAATATAAAAATCGTGCCATTTGGAGGCGTTTAGGCATGGCTAGGGATAGAGTTTTTGAAGTTGTGGTGAGTGACCCTATTTTTGCCACGATTGTCTCTAGCAACCTTAAATCTAGCGTTGGGGAAAACTAATGCCTAGTATTTATGGTTCTCCTCAAAACAATCCTTACCCACAAAGTGAGTTTTTGGATGCTTCAAGCAAAAGGCCTACAAGACCTTGGCAACAGTTTTTTCTAAACTTATTGAATTTCCAAGCAACAACAACAACGCCTGCACTTCCAAGTACACCAAAAGGTTACTTTCAAGTGACGGTAAACGGTAAACAGTACAAAGTTCCTTATTATGACCTACCTTAAAGAGCTAGAAGGCGTGTTTCAAGTTGATCCAAACGTAGAACATACGTTTTCGGATGGGCTTTACTGCAAGAAAATGACAATCCCTAAAGGCTATGTCGCAGGGATGCACAAGCACAAGTACGCACACCTTAGTATTTTGGCTAAAGGTAAGGTAAGAATTAGCACAGACGATTATAATAAAGAAGTAATTGCACCCTTTTGTATTAACATTGAAGCAGAAAAGCATCACATGATTGAGGCTTTAGAGGATTCTGAATGGTTTTGTATTCATGCAACAGACGAAGTAGACGATGTTGATGATTTTTTGATTTCTAGGAGTTAATTATGCCTTTTGCATTTATAGCTGATGCAGTAACAGGAGCAAATCCTCTTACTTTACTTGCGGGTGCTAATGTTGTTAGCGGATTACTTGGTGCTAATGCGTCCAAGAGTGCAGCTCAGACCCAAGCCAATGCAGCTTCACAAGGTCAACAACTCTTACAACAGAATTTTCAAAATCTGCAACCCAACTACACGCCCTATATGCAAACAGGGCAAACAGGGTTGAATCAGTTAAACAATCAGTTGGGATATTTGTCCACTCCAACTCAAACCTATCAACCGATGGGTCAAGCGCAATTTAATGCAAACCTAGCACCTAATTATCAGTTCCAATTGGGTCAAGGTCAAAACGCAGTAAACGCAGCAAGCAACGCAACAGGTGGTTTGATTGGTGGTAATGCGTTAAAAGGACTTGAGGATTACACTCAAAACTATGCGTCTGGTGCTTATCAAAATGCTTTAACAAACTATATGGGCCAACAAGCTCAACAGTTTAACCAAGGACAAGCACAACAAACCAACATCTATAACCGTTTGGCAGGAATAGCGGGGATTGGTCAAAATGCAGTTAGTGGACTTTCTAATCTTGCTACTGGCAATGCTACCAACATTTCTAATTTGGGTGTTGGTGCAGCTAACGCACAAGCAGCGGGAACAGTAGGCGCTTCAAATGCTTTGACAGGTGCATTAACTGGTGCAACCAACGCAAATTATTTAGCATCTTTATTAAATCCTAATGGAGCTAATGCTAGTAGCTCTGGTGGTTATAACTTAAATGCACCTGGAGGAATTGCAAGTTATTTCCAAACAGGGAGTGAAGTATGACAACAACAGTTAATGCAAACTTTTCTGATGTAGCGTCTAAAGTTAATCCTCCACAAGGAATGAGCCTTGGGGATATGCTTAACATGGCTCGTGGTGCTCAAGCATATCAACAATCAGAACAAGCTAATCCTCTTGCATTACAAAAAGCACAAGCTGATCTAATTAGTGCTCAAATTGGTGCAAAAAAAGCACAAGGTACATTAGAACCAGAAATTGAAAAAGCTAAATTGGCTACTGAACAAGCAGGTTACGAAGCTAATACTAAAAAAATTGAAAACATAAGGGCGCAAATTTCTAATCATTCTAGAAGTTTGTTGAAATTAGCTGCTTCTGATGAACCGTTAACGCCTGAAAAATTAAAAGAATGGACGTTAGAAAGATTAAAAAATACAAATGCAACTCCTGAAGCTATAAATCAAGAATTAGCTTATTTGCCAAAAACAGGAACTGATGCAGAATTAAGAAAGTTTATTGCTAGGCACGCAACAGATTCATTGGATGCTGAAGCGCAATTAAACAAACTTTATCCTGCAGCGACTATGGTTAGTGCTGGTGGTAATATTACACCAAGGCAAATGGGTAATGAAGCATTTACAGGAATAAAACCAGGTACTGCAGTTGGGCCATCTATTGCTATTACGCCAACCCCAGGCACTACAACTGTTAATGGTGTTGTTGGTCAATACGATGCGAACGGTAAGTTTGTACCTTTTGATGTTCAACCATCAGGCGCTACTGTTGCACCTAGTGCTATGCCAAATGTCGCACCACAAGGGGCAACACAAAAACCTACAATTAGCAAAACTTCATTACTGCAATTAGATGAGCCTACATCAAGAGGCCAATTAAATGACCAAGAAAAAACTAGATATGCAACTGGTGAAGAAGATTACAAAGCATCAGGTGAAAGAGCACAAATTGCACAAGATGCCAAATTAGCTGCAAGACAAATTAAACGTTCCTTGGCTGCATCTTCAGGTAGTAAAGCTGGTCAAGTTGTTAGGGATGCAGGTCAAATGTTTTTTGGCAATACTGAACTTGATACTTTGGTTAAGAATTTGGCAGAACAACAAGTTAGACAATCAGCGCTTATGGGTTTGAAATCTGTTGCTGCTGAACAAGACTTAAAGACTGCAAATGGAACTGATAAAGTTACCAATGAAGCCTTGGCTCACATTGTTGAAAGAGCAGAAGCAACCAACCTTGCTGCTGAAAAATACAATGCTGCATCAGCTAAATTGCAAGATAAGTATGGTAAAACTAAAGCATTTCTTAATACTGACAACTTTAAAAAGGCATGGTCACAAAACTATGACCCTGTTGCTTTTATTATTCAAAATACAAATCAACAAAATATTCCACAAAAAGACAAAGACACTATCATAGATTACTACACATCTGGTATGAGTCAAAGTCAATTAGATCAATTGGCCACTAAGATGAAAAACCTCAAACGACTAGAACGTGGAGATTTCTGATGCCATTCGATAATGATGATCTTGATCCAGATGTAGTTGCAATTCGTAAAAGAAATGCAGTTTCACAAATACCTGTGGGCAAAAGCCCAATGTCAGGTAAAAATCCTCAGTTACAACCTGAAGATGATTACGATTATGAAAAAGATGTTGATGTTTCAGCATTAAAAAAAAGAAAAGCTAAACCTGCAGAAGAAAAAGATTTAGGTGGGTTTCTGCCATCATGGTTAAAAGGTGGCGGTGAGGCTGGCTTACATACCATTGCATCTGCTTTATCATACCCTGCTAGTGCAGTTGCTGGCATTTATGGTACGTTGACAAGTGGCAAATTTGGAACTCAAGCAGGTGTTCAAGCTGGTGAAGAATTAGCTCAAAAAGTTCAAAGAAGTATGCAAAATGCTGGAACTCAACCAACAACTGAAGAAGGCAAAGCAATACTAGAAAGTTTAGGCGAAGGTTTTGAAGCATTTCATGCCCCACCTGTTTTTCCAGAAGCTGAAGGTTTAAGAATTAGTCGAGAATCAGCTACTGTTGGTGGACAAACTGCCAAACAACAATTGCAAGCACAATTTGGTAATTTAGTACCAAAAGTAAGAATTGAAAAAGCACCAAGCGGATTGCAAAGTGCGGGCGCTGCAGCAACCACTAACCCTGCTATTATCAAAGGCAATATTGATGCTGCAATAGCTAACGCATCTCCTGAATTACAAAATCATATTAAATCACAAGCACCTGAAAACGTTAATTTAAATGCTTTAGAAACAAGAGCATTAGAAGAAAAACATGGTGTTAATTTATTAAAAAGTCAAAGAACAGGTAATACACAAGAATATTCCGAAGCATGGAATAGTCGTGGTAAAAATGGTTTACAAGAAGATTTTGCTCAACAACCAAAACAACTTGCTAAAGCGTTTGAAGAATCTAAAATTAGAAATTCACCAGATATTAGTTCTGAAGCTGATGCCTCAGAATTGGGTCAACATATTATCAATGGTTTAGCAGAAACTGATAAACGTAGAGTTCAAAGTATTGATTCTGCATATAGAAAGTTTCGTGATGCTTACCTTGAATCAAAACAAAAAGCTGGTTTACCTATTGAAAGTGATTTTCCTGTAAATGGTAAACAGTTTTTAGAAAACGCAAATAAAGCGTTAATTAAAGAAGGGGCACAATTTGATGTTCCTGAACCAATTCAAAAACTTTTAGACTTAATTAAAAATAATGATGGTAAATTAAATTACCAAGAATTTTTAAATTTAGACAAAAGATTGGGTGTTGCACAAAGAGAAGGTGTTGGTAGTCAAAGAGCAGCAGCTAAAATTCTTAGAAATGAATTAAATAATATTGAATTAGGCGAAGAAGCTGCAGATTTACAACCTTTGTATTCACAAGCCAAAGCATTAGCAAAAGAAAGATTTGATACTATTGAATCTAACCCTGCTTATGCAGCAGCTATTGATGCAGCTGAAGATGCAAAATTATCTCGTGATGGAGTTAGTTTAGCAGCAGATAAGTTTCACAAAAACTTCATTTCTAATTCAAGCCCAGAAGCAATTAGAAGATTAAAAGGTGAATTGCCACAAGATCATATAGCACATCAAGCTATTGCTTTTGGGGAACTTGAAAGAGTTAAAAGAGCTATAACAAATGCCAATGAATCTAGAATTAAATCTGACCAATTTGCTGAGTTTTTAAAGAACAATAAGTCAAAATTGAGAGAATCATTAAGCCCAGAAGCCATGCAAGATGTAATGGAAATTGGTTTATTGAATAGCAAAATTGGCAAACCAGAAGCGGGCACATTTAATTATTCAAATAGTTATAGTGCTTTATTGTCTGATTTAGCTAAACAAGGTTTATTAACATTGGGTGAGGCTAAATTGGCTGGTGCAACAGGTGGCGTTTCTATTCCTTTGGTTGGTGCTGGCAAATCTTTGGTGCAAAAATATAGCAAAGAAGCATACGCAAATGAACAAAGAAACCCTTTGGCAGGATTAACTAAGGAAAACAAATGAGCGTCAATCTTTCCCCCATATTTAACGCAGTTGCACAGACAACTACGACAGGATTACCTTTGAGTGGTGGTTTGCTTTATACATATCAAGCAGGTTCAACCACACCTTTGGCAACATACTCTGATAGCGCAGGTACGATTGCTAACACCAATCCTTTGACTTTGGGTACTGATGGTAGACCCCAAGTCGAAATTTGGCTTCAGTCTGCTTACAACTACAAGTTTTTGTTGACTGATGCGTTGGGTAATCAAATTGGTACATACGATAATATCTCAGGATTATCTAGCTACTATGGCCCATCAACTGCAGTAACTTCTGTTACAGGCACAAGCCCCATCAATGTAACGTCTGGGGTTACACCTAACGTATCGTTATCAGGTGTAATTGCTCGTGCAAATGGTGGAACTGGCGTGTCTAGCCCCCCAGTATTTTTTGCTCACCAATCCATTGCTCAATCATTTACGACTGCAACATTAACGGTCGTGACGTATAACGTGGTTGACTTTGATTCAAATAGTTATTTTGTTAGCTCAAATAACTCATTCACACCTTTGATTGCAGGGTATTACCAAGTTAACGTTTCATGTACTTTTGCATCAACAACGACAGGTTACCAATGTGGAGTTGGTGTGTCTGTGAGTGGTACTGTTAAAGACTATAACGTTGCTGCTAGTTCTGTTGTGGGTACAGGTGGTACAGATGGTACTACTCCTGTTTGCTCAACAATTGTTTACTGTAATGGTACGACAGACTATATTCAAGGAGTTGCTGCTCAATCATCAGGGGGCACAATTTCTAGTGTCACAGGTTTAAGTAATGCGACCACATTCTCTGTGGCATTTTTAAGAGGTGCATAATGGATGTTGACCCAATTCAATATGGACAGTTGATTGCTAAAGTTGATATGCTTGAGAGTCAAGTGTCTGAGATGTCACACGACATTAAATGCTTATTGGCTATGGCAAACAAATCCAAAGGTGGCCTTTGGGCAGGCATGGCAATAGCATCATTGATGGGTGGCGTGGTTCATTTCTTTGCTGAAAAGTTTCTAAAATGATTGATCCGATTTCAGCTTTTGCGATGGCTCAAGCTGCAATTAGTGGTGTCAAGAAGTGCGTTGAGTTATACAAAGAAGCCAAAGAAGTTGGCGCTGATGTGGTTGAGATTACCGCAGAAGTCACAGGTCACATAGGTTCCTTTATGGAACATAGTGAGACAATGGCTAAAGCGGTTGAGGAATCTAAGAAAACACCCCCAAGTAGGGGGGAAAGTCTCAACAAGCGTGCTTTTGACAACATAATGAAGTTGCGTCAATTGCAAGAAGCGGAAAAAGAGCTAAGAGAGTTCCTGATTTACCAAACACCAGGTTGGGGCGCTATTTGGACAGAGTTTGAAGCGGAGAGAGCGAGGCTCAGAAAGGAGCAAGAATCCGCAGAGCGTGAGGCAAAAAAGCCGCAATGGACGCTTTACGAAAGCGCCAAGAACTCATTGATAAATACAAGGTCAGAGTGGTCGTTAGCATCGGTATTTTGTGCCTTGTCTTGGAATTCGTTGGGTTGATGTACTGGGTACGTCAAGATTACTTAAAAACTAAATATCATTTGGAGAGTGTATGAGCTGGATTGAACAAATTGCCCCCACAATTGCTACTGCTTTGGGTGGCCCTTTAGCTGGTTTAGCCGTTGATGCGGTGTCTAAGGCCATCGGTGTAGACCCTAAAGACGTACAAGACACCATCAATACTGGTAAGTTATCTGCTGAACAAATAGCTTCTATCCAACAGGCTGAATTGACTTTAAAGACCAAAGCTCAAGAAATGGGTTTGGATTTTGAGCAATTGGCGGTCAATGATCGCAAGTCTGCAAGGGATATGCAGATGACAGTTAAGTCATGGATTCCCCCTATATTAGCCATTGGGATAACAATTGGGTTCTTTGGTATTATGTATGGCATGATGTCTGGTCATGTTCAGTCATCTGAGGCGCTTATGATACTTCTAGGTTCTTTAGGGACTGCTTGGACAGGAGTTATAAGTTTCTATTTTGGTTCTTCTGCCTCTAGCCAAGCCAAAGATCAGTTATTGCACCAATCAACACCTGTAGCAAAATGAGTACACTAACCACACACTTCACTTTAGAAGAACTAACCCATACTGACCATCGTGAACTTGACAACACTCCAAATGAAACTGAGAAAGCTAATCTTATGCGATTGGCAGTCTTTTTGGAAGATGTCAAGACATTACTTGGCGGTGCTCCAATTATGGTTAACTCAGCGTTTAGGTCTAAAGCAGTTAATGACTCTGTTGGAAGTAAAGATACTTCTCAGCATAGGGTTGGTTGTGCTGCTGACATCCGTGTACCTGGCCTCACTCCTGACCAAGTAGTACAGAAAATCATCGCATCTGATCTTGGATATGACCAAGTGATTAGGGAATTTGATCGTTGGACTCACATTTCTGTGCCTAACAATGCCTATGATAAACCACGAAAAATGGCGCTTATTATTGACAAACAAGGCACAAGGAAGTACAGTTGAGACTCAGTTGCCAAACTTTTAAGGGGAATTCTTTCCCCTTTTTTTTGCCTTAAAACTGTCACACACAAAAGTGACAATTAGTTATGCAAATCAAAATCATAGATGCAACTGTTATAGAGAACTATGATCTTTTGAATGATCTTCAAAAAGAGTGTTTGCCCCATGATGATTTATATAACGTATTAGATGGATGGTGGTGGATAGCTTATGACAACGATCTCCCTATTGGATTTAGTGGTCTTGTTCGCTCTAAACGTTGGAGCGATACTGGTTATTTTTGCCGCGCGGGTGTTGTTAAGCGATACCGAGGCAAAGGAATACAAAAAGACCTTATCAGAGTTAGAGAACGCAAGGCTAGGAAGCTAGGCTTCAACTGGATCATCACAGACACAACTGATAATCCTCCATCGTCTAATTCTCTTATTTCATGCGGTTACAAACTATTCAACCCCTCTATTCCTTGGGGGGGACGTAGAACTCTTTATTGGAGAAAAAGACTGTGAAATACTATTCTGACGAAGAATTTATCATGTTGTTTCAGTTGTACAAAAGCCCTAGCGTAATGGCTTCTGAGCTTGGTATGTCTGAAAGGGCAATATACGCTCGTAGAAACGCTCTAGAGGGCCGATATGAGATTCAGTTAGAAACCGTAGAGGCTAAGAATAGGGTTGAGCCAAAGCCTCCTAGACTTGATTTAGGCATATTGAACGGCACAGTCATTGTTTTCTCTGATGCACACTTTTGGCCTGGCATCCGTACAACTGCCTATGATGGATTGATTTGGGCCATCAAGAATATGGAAAATGTCAAAGCAGTCATTAACAATGGTGACGCATTTGATGGAGCTAGTATCAGTCGCTTTCCTAGAATTGGGTGGGATAAAACACCATCTCTCGTTGACGAGGTTAAAACGTGCGAGATAGCTCTTGGTGAAATAGAAGACGAAGCCAAAAGGGTTAACAAAAATGTTAAGTTGATGTGGCCTTTGGGCAACCATGACGCTAGATTTGAGAATAAATTAGCTGCTAATGCGCCTCAATATGAGCACATTAAAGGGTTTAGCTTAAAAGACCACTTCCCTGCTTGGCATCCATGTTGGTCGGTTTGGCTAAATGAAACCGTAATCGTGAAACATCGTTGGAAAGGTGGCACACACGCTACTCATGCCAATACCCTTAATTCTGGTGTTTCTATGGTTACAGGGCATCTACATAGCCTCAAAGTAACCCCATACGATGACTATAACGGTACACGATACGGTGTGGATACAGGGACGTTAGCAGAGCCTACAGGCCCACAGTTTGAGAATTACCTAGAGCACGCACCGACCAATTGGAGGTCGGGTTTTGCTATACTTACGTTTCACAAAGGTGTATTATTGTGGCCTGAAGTGGTAAAAGTGTACGATAAAGACCACATCGAGTTCAGAGGACAAGTTATAAAGGTCTAACATGACAAACTTTAAGATTACCCAAACTAAAAATAAACCCACTAAAGGTGAAGTTTACGAAGTTATTCGTGAGCACAAAAAGGAACGTGAAAAAATCATGGCGCTTGAAAAAGAATTGCGTGCCCATGAGAAGACAGACATGACTCACGCACATCCAATGCACTCACCTAGTGCAACAGTTCACGGTCAAACCCAAGCCCCATTACCTAACATGAGAAAGTAATCGGTCAATCGTAACGTTTAGGGCATTCAATTCTTCCATCTTTTGGATAGCCCACATACGTTTCTGACCATGCCATCCCATGATTGGCCCTTGGTGGCAGTCTTTACATAACGCAACACAGGTATAGGTCAAGCCTTGTTTTATATGGTGGGCATCCGATGGGCCACTTGCATCACAGACCGAGCAAGGTAGCTCTTTAACCCTACCTAAGTGCTCACGTTCACGCTTAGTGAGCTTGCTATTCATGGGAACGGATTCCAAGCCTCTCAGAAGCCTCTCTGGTGCGAAATATATCAATGGATAACCTAGAGGCCTCAAGTTCGTATTTAAGCGTTTCCTCGACCTTTACAGCGTCTACAAGCTCGTTTATGGTCTGAGCGTACAACTCACTAGCGTAAGCCTCACGTTCTTGGGCAGAAACTTGGGTGTAGCCATTTTCCAACGCATCACGCATCGCATGGGCTTTGATGGTCTTTAATTTCATCTCAGCGCCTATCCGTCTAGATTTAGCACTTGCGTACACACTAGCGTTTAGGGCTATAAATTCTGCGTGTTTTTCAGGGTTCATAGCGCATCCACAAGTTTAAGCACCCTAATGGCTGACTCAATGTCGGTCACAATAGCCAACGTTCCCCCAGGCCATTTTCCGTGGAATGTAATTTGGTCTTCAGTAAGGTTGTTTTTGCCAAACTTGACTTCCATCAAGATGGTATGTCTCTTATAGCCAACAAGCAGATCAGGAACACCTTTACCCACAGTTGCTAGGGAAACCACAAAAGCACCGTGATCTCTCAGAGCTTTAACGATTTCAACGTGATTCTGATCCACTCGTGCTGCTCTCATTTTCTAATTCCTTAATTCTCGCTGCAATGGCCTTACCTAACCCTGTAAATAGACCTGTTGGGTCTTTCTCCATGATCCCAACTTGGTATCGTGCGTGGTCAATCCAACCTGGCATCATGGCTAGACGTGCGTAATGGTCAATAAATTGCTCAATTTCAAACATCATTCTGAGAGTATATTCCATGCAACTGCTGCCACTCTAGGAACTTGTCCATTGCCAATGGCTTTAAGTCTGTCCACTCTAGAGGCCATCCCATTAACCACTCGACCCACGTTGGGTTCAACCGGCCATCCGTAGTTGGCTCTAAGCTCATCACCACTTCTCCAAGATTGCTTTTCCAATGTTGGTTGGTCGGGTCTAGATGTCTGCTGATTGCGTGTCTTGAATCCTGGCAAACTGGTGTGGGCCACTTCTTTTGCGACAATCCAAATTCTATCTCTCTGATGTGGCGCTCCAATGTCACCTGCTCCCAACACTCCCCATCTCGCATTAAACCCCATTGAGGCCAAGTCTCCAAGAACTCGTCCAAGCCCCCTAGAAGTGAGCATTGGTGAGTTTTCCACAAAGACGTGCTTTGGTCGTACCTCGTGAATGATGCGAGCCATTTGTCCCCACATTCCTGATCGTTCTCCGTCAATTCCTGCGCCTTTTCCTGCTGCTGAGATGTCTTGGCATGGAAATCCTCCCGAAACAACGTCAACAATTCCTCTCCACGGTCTTCCGTCAAAGGTTTTAACGTCATCCCAAATCGGGAAAGGCGGGAGAAGACCGTCATTTTGTCGGGCGCACAATACGCTTCCTGGATAGGCTTCCCATTCGACTGCACAGACTGTTCGCCATCCGAGCAAATGTCCCCCAAGTATTCCTCCACCAGCGCCTGCGAAAAGAGCCAACTCATTCATTTACCCATCCTTAATGCTTGTAATTTAGCTTTGATTTCTTCAGGCATAGGCACAACTTGTTTGGAGTGCTCCTCTAAAGCCTTTAAGAAGGTGTTTTCTGGGACTTTTGGGGCGATTTCAGGAACTTCTGCACCATCCCATCGTTGTTGGTTCAAATAAACGCTTGGAGCAGGTATAAACGCACCGTTATCCTTGCGCCATTGATCGGTTGTTTTCATCCACTCAACGTGCTTGATGATCTGATCGCAACACGACTCACAATAGCTTTTAGCCCAGATCGCTAGGCATTTTGATTTGCCCCCTTTTCTAGGTGACTTAGGCCAAGCGTTCCAAAATCTATCAAATCCTGATTCAAATAACATTCTTTTTCCTTAATGACTTCATACTTGCCACAACTTTCACAATTCCAAACTTGTCCTGCTTTGACTTCATGTTGTTTGACAATTCCTCCACAACTACATAACCTCATAATTAGTCCTTAAAGTTATCCACAATGGTGCTTTTTGGTGAACGTTTGAGCAAAGCATAGCCTAACCGTACCAAAACGAGTTTCGCTCTATGCCTTGATGGGTGCTTTTCGGAGCCACGTCATCGCATTGCACTATGCCAGACTATTTTCAACCACCACGCTCTAGCAATTCGCCCACGTTCCCTGATCTGGTTTGCTCGTGTTTCAGGGTATCTCGTACACAACCACCGACGTACCGCATTGTGTAGTCCAAAAGCAAAAACCCCATAATTCACTCTGTGGTCTTGGCTCTTGGCGAGAGCAACAGCAAAACGTATGACGCTAATCAAAAGTTCCGCTTGCTGTCTAGCAAGACCACACAGAAAACTATGGGGTTTTATCATTAGCGTCTACGTCCGATGCCACTCAGACGGTTTGGATTATACATCAGCTTTTTTTTTAGCGGTGCGGATAATTATTGTTTTCACACGATCTCTGTCGCACAAATCCAACTTTTTCATTTTTAATTGATATTTCACGTTGCAATCATCGCAAGGTGAGACAACTTCACGAGCCAAACGAGCTAGTTCTACCCAACTCCTAAAGTGTTCGTAACTGGGAAAGCATTTTGGGTAATCCATTTTTCCATCATAAAGTGTTGTAAATTTATTTAATATTAGGGTAATCCCTAATACAAATATGTTGACAATGATTTAAGATTCACTTGCGTTAACAAAAAGGAGAACGCAATGTCAAGGACTGAAGCCAATCAGATTTTGAGTAATTGGAAGCATGGGATGATTTATCCCTTGTACATAATTAACCAGGCTCTAATGACTACAGGTGACCTATGACAGAAGTTGAAAGCCTCCAGTTTGAGTTGAAGAATATTCAAGAATTACTTTTTGAATATGCGATGGAACTTAACCGAAAACAAGCTATCATTAACAGACTGACCAAAGCGCCTTTATCTGACGAACGTTTATACTCTTTGTACAGACATTCGATGGATTGGAGAAAGTTTGCTAGGGATGTTGAGAGAGAGCATGGTATCGGAGAACCAGAGCTAGAGGAAGACAGTTACTACGATTAACGCCCGCAAGGGACTTTTAAGGAAACATTATGATTGACACAGGCAAAGTCGTGATCGGTAAATTTTACGAGCCACGCAAACCACACACCATCACCCAAGAAGAAGAACTCATCAAGTTCATATTGACCGCTAAGACAAAACCATTGTCTGAGGTTGTTCTTCCTTACATCTACGCAACCGCACTATTTGTTCTAGCTCTAGATTTATTTTTCTGGAGATAACATGAACGCAGAATACTGTATTGCCAATGCCAAGCAATTGGCAGAGATGTACTACGCACTAGAAGACACAGACTATTCAAGACGAATGGGCTACATCTATCGCATTGGTATGCTTGAGAGCTACCTAAGAACTGCGTTTCAAGAAATAGAAATCCTCAAAGACACATTGTCTGATTTAGAACAATTAATGAAGGTGACTGAATGAAAAACATAGCAACGGCCTTGGTAAAGGCACAAAAAGAGTTTGGCCCTGCGCTAAAGACATCTACCAACCCACACTTTAAATCACGTTATGCTGACTTGTCTGCGTGTATTGAGGCGGTAATTGATGGGTTAAATAACAACGGTATTTTCTTGACTCAAAGACTAATGTCAAACGATGCTGGAGTTAACGTACAGACCGTATTGCTCCATGAGAGTGGTGAGATGCTTGAGTGTGGAGATATATTTATCCCTGCCAACAAACACGATGCCCAAGGGTTTGGGTCTGCCCTGACCTATGCTAGACGCTATTCGCTAATGTCTGCTTGTGGGATAGCTCCTGAAGACGATGATGGTAACGCTGCGGTGCGTAAGACCACTGTGAATGAGAGTGTAATGATAGATCACATTACCAACATCAAGAGTGTGAGCAATGTGAACGATTTACAGGTTGCGTACAAAGACGCTTACCAAGCAGCTCAAGGTGATGCAGTATGGCAGAAAAAGATTATTGCAACCAAAGATGAGATGAAAGCGAAGTTCAAATGAAAGCATTTCCACTTCAATTTAAATGGGATAAAGAATTTGATGGTTATAACGGCATGGATTTGCGAGACTGGTTTGCTGGTCTTGCTTTACCAGTAATCATGCCCGACAACAGAGCATATCCAATGGATGCGGCAAAAGCGGCATATGAGTTTGCAGACGCCATGATGAAAGCGAGAGAAAAATGATTGACGAAGATGTTGTACACGAGTACAGGATGCTAGAACAAGCACAGAGAAACTACAGATATTTGTTAAACAGAGCACCACATTGTCGTGACCCAGAGCACCCTGGTTGCGAGCGATGTGAAGAAACAGAGGAGTGGGACGATGAGGTTATTTAATGTTGACTTGGATAAGAACGGTGAATTGTGGGTCAAGCCTACAGATGAATTCAATACGTTTGAATCTGAGGAAAAGAGAGAGTTTTACAAATTGTTAAAAGAGATAATGTCGCAGTATTACTACGATGAATTGGCAGCAGATATATTAAAGGACAGAAAATGAGAATTAACGTAAACAAGTCTGAGTTGATAAAAATGATTGTGTCTTACATGGAGATGGTTCACCAGTTTGAGCCTGATGACTTTGCACACATTGTTTTTTACGATGAAAAGATGGACAAGCTCGATATTGACTATGTTGGGATTAGCTATGTATCCGATGAAGCAAAGCGAACTGATATTTGATGGCGCTGACTACGATCACGAGCGTGATAGTCAAAGGCTAACAGGTCAACTATTGCGAGTGAAAGAAGCTATCAACGATGGGAGATGGTATACGCTTAAACAGTTGAGCGAGATTACTGGTGACCCTGAAGCGAGTGTAAGTGCTCAGTTGAGGAATCTTAGGAAACCTAGATTTGGGGCTTACACGATCAACAAACGATACATCAAAGCGGGTTTGTACGAATACGCTTTACAAAAGGATTACTGATGACTAAAGAAGAAATTATAGAAATGGTTAGAGTGGCTGGAGGTTATAGCCCTGAAAAGTATCCAGATGAATGGCGTTTGGATGTTGACGATTTATCACGTTTTGCCAAACTAGTAGCAGAAAAAGAACGTGAAGAATGTGCAAATATTTGTGAATATTATGAGGATTACGCTAAAGGTGATACCAATTACCATGCAACACTAATCCGAGCAAGGGGACAAGAATGACTGAACAAAAAACAGGATTTACTATTTATAAACCACCTAAACCAGTTGGTTATTGGTGTTTGTATGGAGGTGGACATACAACAAAATTTGCAATGTATGCAAAACCTACTAATGAACAAATCAAAAACACAACAGAATTGTTGGGATGGATTTGGGAGGATGCAAAATGACTAAAGAAGAAATCATTGAGATGGTTATGCAAATAGGTGGATGTGAAAGACCAGAGGATGATTCACCTGCATTAAAAATGTTTATAGACTTTGCCAAATTGGTAGCAGAAAAAGAACGTGAGGCGTGTGCTGAAATTTGTGATGGTTTTTACTTATCATGGATAGACATACAAGGTAGATACGAATTCATGGGTGAGGGAGCAAGCGAATGTGCTGGTGCAATCCGAGCAAGGGGACAAGAATGACTGACGAAGACTATCATTTAGATGCTAGGTCTTATTTAATCGGTTTGTTTGATAAAAAGCCTTGGGTAGGACTGACGGAAGATGAGATTCATGAGTGTTTTGAGGAATGTTGCAATCTTAAAGTTGTTGACCCGAAAGGCGGTGTTAGAGGAAGCGTAAACATTTTTGATGTGGGTATGGCAATTGAAGCCAAGCTCAAGGAAAAGAATACATGAGTGATGTAGAACAAAGAACGGAGGCTTGGCATTTACAACGATTAGGCAAAGTTACGGCCTCAAGGGTTGCAGATGTCATAGCCAAAACCAAATCAGGGTACTCAGCAAGTCGTGAGAACTATATGGCACAGTTGGTGGTTGAAAGACTCACTAATAAGCCAAGCGAGGGTTTTACCAACGCTGCGATGCAATGGGGTACTGAGACAGAGCCACTTGCTAGAGCTGCCTATGAGCTTCACAAGGGAATTTTGGTTGAGGAGGTAGGGTTTATTGACCATCCAACGATTGAGATGTCTGGGGCTTCTCCTGACGGCTTTGCAGGGGATGGATTGATAGAGATCAAGTGTCCCAACTCAGCAACGCACATTGACACATTGGTCAAGAACAAGATTCCTGACAAATATGTGCCTCAAATGGTGTGGCAGATGTTGTGTACAGGTCGGACTTGGTGTGATTTTGTAAGTTTTGATCCGAGGATGCCTGAAGATTTGCAGCTTTACATCCAAAGATTGAACTTAGAGCAACTTTATGCCAAGTCGTTGGAAGAAGAAATTAGACAGTTTTTGTTAGAAGTTAGTGAAAAAGTAAACATTTTAAGGAGTTTAAATGTCAAGAACGCAATATGAAGTGACCGCAATTGTTGGGTCTTATACCAATGCAAACGGTGAGAAAAAGAACAGATACCAAAGAATTGGGTCGGTCATTGATACTAAAAATGGATTGATGTTAAAACTAGACCTTATGCCTTTGACTGACGAGCATTGGAATGGTTGGGCATATTTAAATGTACCCAAGCCAAAAGAGCCAAAAGAGCAGTTTGAGGATAGTAGTATTCCATTTTGATTTGTGATATAGTAAAAGCGCTACAAGAGTAGTGTTTTTTGCAAAGAAACAAAGGAATTAAAAATGGGTTATCCAAAAATGGAAAAAATGCCTAAGGGCGTTATGTCATCAGATATGACTGGTGACAAAAAGGTTAGCGTTCCTAAAATGGACAAAGAGAAGTTTGTGCCTGGCGCATCTGGTGAGAAGATTCCTAAGGGAGCTTTGAGCAGCGACACAAGTGGTGAGCGTAAGATGCCCATCGAAGGTGGAGTTGGCATGGGTAAAGCAGACGGTATTGGTATGCGTGAAGCATCACACATGGGCCATCACGATGGACGCATGGGTGAGATGAAGGGTAAGGTTTCAGAAGAATCTTGCTACGATCACAAGCGTTACGATCACGTTCAAGATATGTAAAAAGCGAAACCCCTAGAAGATTGCAGTCTTTTAGGGGCTTCTAGCCAACACAAAAGGAGTTGTGATGGATAGTAATTGTAAGTCATGTCGTTATTTCTTGGGTAAAGATACACTAGGGCAATGTCGTAGGTATCCTGTCTATCAAAACAGACATGAGAACGAATGGTGTGGAGAATTCGAGAATAGAAAATATTCCGATGAACCCACGCCTATTCCTACTTTTGAGAGCATGGCGAGGGAACTAACGAGTTTACCTATGTACCAAGAGCCAAAGAAACGTGGGAGGCCAACAAAAAATGCTTAAACCTTTGAGAGATCGAGTGGTTGTGAAGCCGTTGGTCAGAAACATATCTGACATAATCTATGTTGATAATAAAGAACCCTTTAATGAAGGTACTATTGTTGCTATTGGGCCATTGGTCGATCAGGCAATGGTTGGTGACTTTATTAAGTATGGGAACGGTGATTATCTTAACTGGCCTGTTCAGAGAATAGACGGTCAAGACTATCAAATTATCCAAGAGGCAGATATATGCGCCATTCTAGAGGAGTGATTATGTTTGAGACTACAGACAGAGATTTCAGATACGAAGTTGCACGTTACGCTATTGACCAAGTTGGCCCTGAAACAACAGATTGGGTAGAGTTGGCTGACTTGCTAGTAGCTTTTGCTGAAGACGAGATTGAGTGGGAAGAAGACGAGGAAGATGATGGCGAGTAAACCTGGACTTTATGCAAATATCCACGCTAAACAGGCTCGGATAGCAGAGGAGAAGGCCAAAGGTGAGAAGGTAGAGCGTATGCGTAAACCTGGCACTAAAGGCGCTCCTACTGCTAAAGCGTTCAAAGATAGCGCAAAGACGGCAAAGAAATGAAAAAACACGACAAACCTATTGAGCATAAGACCACAGGGAAAGGTAAGACCTACAACCCTACGGACAAAGGCGCTGGTATGACTGCCAAAGGAAGGGCAGAGTACAACGCTAAGAATGGCTCAAACTTGAAAGCACCTGCCCCAAACCCCAAGACTAAAAAAGACGAGGGGCGTAAGGCATCTTTTTGTGCCCGCATGGAAGGGGTAGTAAAGAACGCTAAAGGGCCTGCAGAAAGGGCTAAAGCATCATTAAAGAACTGGAACTGTTAAATGCCACTAATCAAAGGTAAGTCTGAGAAGACTCAAAAGAAAAACATCGAAACCGAAGTAAAAGCCGGTAAACCCATCAAACAAGCGGTAGCGATCAGTTACGCCATCAAACGTGAAGCAGCTAAAAAGACAGAAAAGAAAGGTAAGAAATAATGTTTAACTTTACACATTCAACCCAAGAGGTTAATTTGGTCATCCAAGCACTTGAGCACAAGATTAGAGACTTGACTGAGTTGTTGAACAAAATGGTTCAGAACGCACAAGCTCAAGCCCCCAAGCCTGAAGTTCAAGAAGCACCAAAGGCTGAATGATGCCAACCCTAGCTAACATTTATAGTTCAATAGATAGCTTTAAACGTAGGCTAGGGGATGTTGTTTCCAATCCAGTTGGTAGTATTCAACAAGCAGTTGGTAATGCAAACGATCAAGCTAGAGATTTAAACGATCTTACTTATCGAGCTGCTCAAGAAGGTCTTAAATATGGGCCAGCTACTCAAGAATTGGGTAGGTCAATGGCAGCATCTTATAGCCCTGTGGGAAGCCTTGAATATCAAGGTAGTCATGTAGCGCCTAATGCAAACAATTACGGTGCTTTTTTACACGATTTAACACAAATTATGCCATCTGATGTTTATTCAGCTAGTGGCAAAAGACTTTATGGTATTGGTGACCCAATAATTGATTCTCAATGGAGAATAGCTGCATTAAAAGCTAGAGGTAAGCCTTATGCTCCTATTGAAATATATAGAGCAGTTCCAAAAGGGATAAAAGACATCAATCATGGGGATTGGGTAACAACAAGTAACCATTATGCAAAGTGGCATGGTGAAAATGTTTTAGATGGCGATTACGATATTCTTAAAAAGACTGTACCTGCCAAAACATTGTCAACTGAAGGTTATCCTTATGAGTTTGGTTATCACGAAGAAGGTAAAGAATGACACATCCTGGTGGTAGACCAACTGATTATGACGAATCATTCTGCGATAAAGTCGTGGAGTTGGGCGCTATGGGTAAGTCTGTAGAGCAAATAGCCAAAGAATTAGGCTTTGCTATTAGAACTTTATACTTATGGAGAGATACTTATCCACAGTTTATGCAAGCCTTAAACACAGCTAAGGAATTAGAGCAAG